ATATAGGGGCTGCTGGTGTCAGTGGGGAAATTAAGAGCCAATGTACTTCACCAAATTGTTTCTTATAGTTATTTAGTTTTGATTCAGCAGGGCCTTGAGGAGATCCTTAAGTTCTTCAATTTCTTCCTTAAGGCCGGAGAGTTCTTTGACGTCCTTTTTGAGTTCGTCGATTTCAATTTGGGAGTTCTTATTCATCCAGGCCTGCTGCTTCGCAACCCGGTAGCGCTCCCGATCTGATTGGTCTCTGTTGACAATGACCCCACTAGTTTCATCCTTAAACAGATGTTTATGGCCGTCGACTTGCTTCTTCATAATAAACCTTTTTTGTTATTTAGATTGAGAAGGGGGCCTTTCGGCCCCCTTTGTGTTATTCGGAGCAAACCATCCGCATGTCGTCGATAAGTGGCGCCAGTGCTGGGTTCTCTGATGTCATAACGATCTTGATCGCGACGGCGTCGAACTTGGCCACGTCCTGCGTCGTCCAGGTGAGCTCCTGCCAGGAGCTTGGAGTGATGGATGACGGGTCAACCTTCGCGGACGAACGCGCGGTGATTTGGTTGACGCCGTTGGGGTAACCCGTTCCGTTGAATGGGATCCAGTTGACTTCAGCAAACTCCCCGTCAAAACCAACGTTCCTTGGTTTGTAGTAGACTCGGATGCTGGAGGTGTCGTAGAAGATCGCCGCCATCTTGATCTCAATTCCGTCACAGGCGTTCTCGAACTCAAAGAGTCGTGAGATGTACTTCGCGTACGCGGATCCGCGGTTGTCAGTCTCTGGATAGAAACCTCCGTTCTCGGTGGTGGTGATACTCCTCACACCCGCTGCATCCAGAGTTGCGTCGCTGAATGTGGTGGTTGTTGTGATCAGACTTCCGAACCTTCCGCCGATCTTGACCTTGCCGGTGGTGTTGTTGACCGACAGGACGTTGACCGTCCTCAAAATAGCCTCGTGGGTGAACTCAATCGTTCCCCCGACAGTCAACCCAGCAGCAGTGATGTCGCTGTTGAAGGTGATTGTCCTGGTGTCTGAGGCGTAGATGTCGTCAACGGAGTTGGGGTTGTCGATTAGGTTGCGAACCAAGGTTGCGTTCGTGCGTGTGATGTCCAGAACAGGAGAGATGTACTTGCTTGTCGCGGTCAGGGTTGAGTTGACAACCAAGCTCTTCTCCCCTCCGAGGTTCCTGTAGAAGTTAGCCTCGTTCAGGTAGTTTGCGACCTGGACTGCGTCAGTGAAGTAGTAGTCGGACTGCAGACCAACCGTAGTGGAGGAGTTGAGAACATAAGCCGACGAACCGTTGTAGCCCGTCACACCAGCAGCACCAGCCGCTCTCACTGTGGTCTGGATGTTTGTTGACGCGAAGGTCATGGCCCCGGTAGTGAGGTTGATGACCTCGTATGGGCGCCCGTATGAGCAAGTTACGCTCTGTCCACCAGCCTTACCGATAGTGGTTGCTGGTGTGGTCACTTGGATAGTGAAGACGTCCAGTCCAACTGAGACAACGGTGTGGAGTTGGTTGAGTTCTGTGTTGGGGATTCCACCGGGGTTGCCGGTGACGCCGTCCAAAATTACCAGGTCACCGACAGCCAGTCCGTGCATGTGATGGTACACTTTGACGATTTGTGCGTTTTCACCAAAGATTGTCGACGAGGTGTCGCTACCGAGGTTACTGTACTCAATTGGGTCAGTGCCAATGTTGCGAACCCTAATGGGCTTGTTTGTGAGCTTGACGTTGGCGTCGACGTTGGTGTCGAACTCGGCGCAGTGGAGGGTGAAGGTCATGTCCTGGGTTTGGTCCTCTGTCCAGAGGCCTCCGTTTTGTGACATGAACAGCGAACCGAGAGTTGGTTGCTTGACAACACGGGTGTCGGTTCCGATGATGTTCTCACCCATCTTAGCGGTGTAAACAGTGTACTCCAGGGAGGTTCCACTCTTCACAACGAAGGCGTAATACGTGTCTGGGAAAATAAAGACAGGAGCCTTGAACTTGAACTTAGTGGGGAGTGAAGCGTCGTCGGAGACTGTGACGCCCATCTTCACAGCTGGCCTCAGATCGTACTCAACACGTGCCTGTGCCTCAGCCCCCGAACCATCACCCACAATTGTGACAGATGGGACAGCTGTGTAACCGCTACCTGGGTCAGTTAGGGTTATGTCATAAACCTTTCCGTTGGTGATCTTCACAGTACCGGTGGCGGTGGTACCACCTGGGAGTTGAGGAGCGGTGAAGGTAACGGTTGCTGTTGTGTATCCGCTACCGAGGCGGGTTAGGTCGATTCGATTTACCCTATACTCATCCTTTACGATTACGAAGGTATCGGACAGTGCTGGGGTTACGGCGGGGACAATAGTTTCGCCGGCGACAAATTCACCGTCGTAATTGTCAATCACAACGTTGTAAACGTGGTTTGTGACGTTCTTTGAGGGGTTGTTGGTGGCGTTTTGAAAAATAACATCGGCCGCCAGAACGCCAGCCGCACCAGAAGTTTGACCAACAACACTAGTGCCAGCCGCTAACAGTGTCGTGTCGCCATTGAGGTTGGTGCACTGAACACGGAGTGTGGTGTTCGACTCCTTGGTTACGTGTGTGTGTGGGATAATTGTTTCGGTTGGGACTTGTCCTTCGGTTGAAACCAAGTAAACTTCACATGGTTGGATTGGGTCCTTCGTTCGGAAGAAGACGTCCAGTTCGGTAAGGAACAAACCCTCATTAGCAACAGAGGAATCAACACTGAACGACTGAGCAACAGGGTCGGGTGGTGATGGATTCGGCCTCACAATGATGTTGCTTTGTGGTAGGTCAATTGTTTGCGTGTCTGTGACCTGGGTGTTGGTTGAGAATTCGGGAATTCTGGTGGACACCACGGTTTCCTCAACGTCAAGAATGACACCGGAAGAAGTGAAGTTCCCTTCACAGATGCCACCAACGAGTGACATGTCGTTAGGGTTCGACTCCACATCAGTGAAGCGTAGGATCCTGGTGCCAGTCGAGAACGTTCTGGTAGGTCCGTCGGTTTCATACTCAACACCCCAGAAGTCGGCGGAGATGTTGAAGTTGGAAGACGCCAAGGGTGCCCGGCCTTCAGGAACGAGGAAATATCCAGTGATTGTCCCGAAGTCGTCACTCAGGATTTCATCACCAAAGGTTGCAGCTGTGTTGTCGTGGTCGACATAACGAGTATTGCCGTCAGTGAAGTCGCCACTGAGTGTCCCCGGAATGCACCATTTGGTTACGTCAATTCCGTCAAAGAAGGCATAGTATTTGGTGTTTGGTTTGAGGTTGCTACCGACGAAGACGACAGGGACCGTCCTCATGGTGTCAGCCACCTGAACGTCTACCACCCGCTTACCATAGGAGGTGTTCTCGATGGTGGCAGTGTCGACGTTAATTGTGGTGGTTTCTTCGTTTGCTGTGATTTGGTTGCCATCCTGGTTCCAGTCGGTCCAGACAGTTCCGAAACCACCATCATTCATGGCAGAAGTCAGGTCCTCCATTGCGTTATAGAGGCTGTTGTCTTCAATAACTAGGTCGGGCAGCTGGTTCTGGCTGGAGAAGGTGTCAATGTTTGGGATGAGCTCCAGAGTACCCTCATAGGTGAAGACTGAATAGGGCTGGAGGTTGACATGGCGCGTCGCCAAAGGTTGGTCAATGATAACAGCGTTATCGAAGTTGACGGTTACGATTCCATTGTTCAGCGCATAACCTTGGAGGTTGCGATCTTCTTCAGTGAGGACTGAAGTTTCGAGATGTGCCTGATCGATGAAGAAAGGTGCTCTCAGTTGTGACTGCTGTGGGTCGATCGAGCAACGATACTGGTCGAGTTTGGTGTCACCGTTGGCATGGTTGTTGAAGGAGTCGACCACAATGCCGTTCTTGTAACGGTCGAGGCCAGTTTCTGCGTCGCGGACAGCAAAGTTAATTGCATCTTGCTCCAACAGCGAAAGTGTCACCGCGTCCTGAATGTTCTGAACTTGACGGTCCAACTTTGCGATGTCGCGCATGCGATACACCTTATAGTTGAACTTCTTAATGTAGATGTCACCAAGTTCGAAGGTGTATGGGGGCAGGAATATGTCATAGAGACGAATTGCCGAACTGAGGTCTTTATGTGGCTGTGGGTTGTCAGAAGGTGAACCTTCGATTAGAGCCATGGAGCCGTTGGACTGCAGGAAGAGGCTGTCGTAACGGGGCAGATAGTACTCAAGGTCACAACGGAACTGGGTCTCAATAATGGGAATCCGGGGGACGAAGGCGTTACCACCGTTGCTGCTGCCCCGGAAGTTGATGGCGTTCTGTGCGTCTACACCATCGGCGATTGCTGAGATCTGCGATGGGTTCGATCCGGTTGTGTTGACAACGGGACGGAAGTCAATAACGTCACGGAGATAAATCGTGTTCTTATTCTTCTCCTTGGAGTACTTGCGGTCACGTGCAACGATGTTGCTGGAGCTGTAAGTTGGAATTTGAGTGTAACCAACACCAGCTTGGTCAGTGTAAGAGTCAACCGAGAAGAAGTCACCCTCACCGGTGTGCTCGAAGTAGCTCAAGGTGACCGTCATTTCACCCTGCGCAGCAGGACGACCTGTTTTCAGAATCAGACGGGATAAGTCATAAATGTTGTCACGCTGACCGTTATCGAAATCGTAATTGTCCAGGACGTTCACACCACCAACAGTTGCTGAAGTTACTGAGTAAACATCAGCCAGACCAAGAGAGATGACATCACCACCTGCCAGGCCAGCAGCAATTGTAATTGTCTGGTCAACACGGTCGACCTTCCTCTTCGCGATCGCGTCGCTGACAAACACAGGGACCAGGACTTTGACCTTCAGAGAAGAAGTTAGAGTTTGGTTGAGGGTGTAAATAACCTTCCTGCCGTTGTCTTGGGAGACATCGATGTTACTCGTTGTCAGTGCACGACCTTCGGTTTGGTTGGGGTCAGTTGGGTTGGAGACGTTCTCTGCAATAACCAAGGAAGTTTGAGATTCGTTGGCAATAAAGGTCTCGTTGTTGCGACCGGTGGTCAGTGTGATGGTGTTCGTTCCTGAAGGTGCGTTGACGATGAACTCACGCATCACTTGGTAAGAGATTTGCGTCGCCGCCTGATCTGTCTCGAGGGTTGAGATTACTTCCTCTGGGAGTTGATAAATTAGAGTTTCACGTGAAGAACCCTTGGTCTTTACGCGAATTCGCTCGACAGTCTTACCAGTTACGTTGTTCGCAACTGGCGTGGTCAGGTAAATGGTTGCCTGTGCACGTGTCTCACCATAACCAACTGGCTTGGTTGCAAACGCCACGATTCTGGAAACTGTGATGTTTTGGTCATCCACGAAGGTAATGACGTCACCAGACTTCAGTTGCTCACTGGCGTCACCGGAGAAGTTGTCACAGGTCAGCTTGATGCCACCGGCAGTTGCGGTGAACAGGGAACCGCCAGCCACGCTGATAATTTCAGCGTCGTTGGTTGACTGCGCTGAGATGTCGGCAGAGAAGTCGTTGGTGTCCGCAAGGGGGGAGTAGAAGGACTTTGCCAGACCAAGGGTGTTGGAAATCTTAGGTGTGCGATAAGTCGCATAGCCAGAAACACCGTTGGGGACAGTCTCCAGCAGGAGTTCCAAACGGACGCTCTGTGCACTTCCTTCTGGATAGGGGAAGTTGAGGAGCTTTGCGCGTCCAGCGTCAGTCAGTTTAATTCCAGTGGAGGAAACTACAATCTCAGAACCACTCAGGGTCGTCGAAACACCAACCGCACTAACGGTAACTGCAGTTTCACCAGAGAGGTCAATTGTGGTTCCGTTGGCGCCCTTATCGGTGAACAGCAGCTCATCAACTTCAGTCTCCTTGAAGATTCTCACCACCTTGTTGCCTTGGACGATTTCTTCACCGGGCAAGAACTCACCAATAACACCAGAGACAACCAGGAATGAGTTGGTTGAACCCTCTTCGACAGTTGCGATTGTTCCGGTGGTCTCACCCTCAACGGTGTTACCGACAACCCAACCTTCAGCGTCACCTGCGACAGAAACGACCGATAACTCTGTAAAATAGACAGAGTTCATAATGCCCAACTTATAAGTTGAGTTGTAACCATAGAAACCATCACCCACGTCCACCAATTCGTTTGGCAACATGTAGCGGGGACGGATGACGCCAGCAGGAATTGGGCTGATTTCGTTAGCAATCAGGATCTTGGCGTTACCGATACTGTCACCACGCTGAAGGGTGTTGGCTGTGTTGACAACAGCACCCTTACCGGACTTATAGACCTCAGTGAAGCCTGTGGGGGCCGTGCCGACGTCTCCGTCTGCAAGGATATGGTAAGTCCTCCAGGGGGCGTTGCCGGTGTTCTTGGGGCGTCCAGAGGTGTCTGTGGACTCACCTACGAAGCCGTCAATGTAGTTACGGTAAAGGACGACGTCATTGAAGGCAACTGCAGTTCCTTCACCGCTGATGTTCTGGAAGTCTGGTGTTCCGTAGACGTTGGTGAGGGTGAGGTTATAGCCTTGGGTAATTTGTGCAAGAGTGTCGGGACGGAACTCGGTGGTCCGAGCCTTCTTGCCATACATGTAGAGGAGATTTGTGTACTCAATCTCATAACCCCTGACGTACGCCTTACCTGGGGCGACATTCAGGACATAGCTCTTATTGGCTTCATCAAAGCTGATATTCTCGGTGTCTTCACTTCCAGGAATTGGTGGATATTGGCCGTTGCTGTCTGCGTCATAGAGACCATACACAGTATCGTCGTTCCAATATTCCATTGGGCGGACGGGGAAGTCGCTAGTGATGTAGTCTCCAGACTCGTCATACGTGCGACGAGCCAAGATGTCATAAAGCCAGTCCCACTTAACAGTGTTGCCGGGGGTGTTGAGGATATTGCCCTGGACAACAGAGGCAAGCTTAACGAAGTTTGGATCTGTTGCTGCTGGATCTTGAGAAACCAGAGTGAGGGTAATCTTCAGACGGTCAGCACCAGGTGCCGCAAAGTTGGACGAACCTTGGCTGTTGTCTAGAAGTGAAGCATCATCGTCGGCTGTAACAATTGACTCAGTTACAAGGAAGCCGAGGTTTGCGTCAAACCGATCCGTATACTTGGAAGCAACAATCTCTTGGGTGTCATTTCTGATGGCCATGCCATCAATGAAATATGAACCTTCAGAAACGCGGAACAGGGCCCCAAAACCCATGGGTTCGCTGGTGGTTGGCTTGGAGATCTCGTTGATGCCAACCGAGGCAGTAATTTTGTTAGGGTTTCCTGATTCTAGGACTTCACCCTGAAGGAAAGAGGCGTACTCACCAGTGGTACCAGAAGACACATAGGTGACATAAAGGGTTGGATCGTCGGTTTCAGTGGCATCAACTGCGAAGGTGACATCGGCGACCACACCAGAAGTCACACCAGTCAGAGTGTAGCCAACGAATTCCTGGATATCGGCGCCGTTGGTGAAAGTGGAAAGGCGAACATAAGCAACTGGGTTCCTGAGAATGAATTCACCAGGAACTACGTTGTCGCCCTCTGTGAGGATACGTGAGGCAATCTTCTCTAGCTGATCGGCATGGATTGACTGCTGGGTGGTCAGTTCTCTCGCCTGGATTGGGTATCCAGCCTTATAAAGAACCCTGTAGAAGTTCTTATTTGGGTCAAAGTCGTCGTAATACGGTGAGACGTTGAGGTTCTTCTGGATTGCCATAGCAAGTTACTGGTGTGGTACTTTCCTTTGAATTATTTAGACTGGAACTGGGAGGGTTAGTATGATATAATAATGGTTACTTTTTCGGACTGACTTGGTGTTCTGGTGACCGGGGAAACGTTACTGAGTTGGACCATTTCGCCGACATACTTCACAACCTCGGGGTTTGAGTAGCCGTTTGTGAAGCTACGGTCATCCTCGGGTGTGTCGAGGTCGTCGATGTTACCAACCTTACCTGTGGTCTGACCGATGATAAAGTTACTCCCTGAGAAACGGTAAAGGCCTCCGTCTGTGTCAGTTTTAATCCTTGGGTCTTGGATGTAGCTCAACACTCCGTTAATTTCGTCGTCACCACTCCACGCCACAACAGTTCCCCATGCTGTCTTTGTTTTGCCGCCTACTGTGACGAGCTGACTAATCAACTCACCTGGTTGGTAGATTTGAGCTTCCGCATTGGTGGTCGTTAACTTCACCGCATACGTTGCGTTCATTGTTGTTGGGTTGTCCAGAATCGATGACTCCTGGGCATTTGTGAGGATTCCGATTTGACGGAAGCTCACGTCAGTAAGGAAGTCCGTGGTGTCGAACGTCAGATCTGT